ATTTCATGCCAATAATCGCCTGGGCGTGGATTGTCTAAGGACTGTTGATTATTCATATTATGATTTTGGATGTTCATACAATTACTACCTTAGGATGTCTACGATCACTGTGGAGACATAAACCATTTTTCCTGATCCAATCAACCAATGCCTGTGGACTGTGTTCACTCATTGACTTGACATCTTCGAATTCTAACTCTTTGCTAACCTGAAATACGTAGAGTTCGTAATTACGTTGTTCATTGAATCGTGCCCGCAATTTCATTGAATTGATCATCTCATTCAATGGATTAGATTTAATAGGCACGTCTCGCAGTAAATTCATTAGCTGTTCTTGTTCCCAAGTTTCATAACGTGTGATATCTTGGATATGTTCAAAACCCTCGGAACACCAATATGCTAAGAAAACGTTGTTCTTCATCGTGTTAAATCAATAAGGTTAAAATGCTCTCGCAGCAAGTCAGCATAAACTTGACCTGTTTCTAGGTTGCTTGCAGGATGCTGTGTTTGTTGGCAGACTTTTATACATTCTTGTACGACAAGACGACCGTACTGTTCAACGGCTTCACGTTGATAATCGTCAAATTCGTCCCAACATCCTTGAGCTGTCATACCTGCATGATACATTAAATCTTCAAAAATGTCTTTCATGATGTTGCTCTAAATTTGGCCTGACCGGAGGGATTCGAACCCCCGACCAACGGATTAGAAATCCGTTGCTCTATCCTACTGAGCTACGGTCAGATATTTGGGGTTATCGGCATCTATGTACATAGCCTGCCACTCTGCCATACTGATCAAAGTATGGTTCAGCCCAGCAGTGATGCCTATATACATAGTAAGGTTGTTGTGGATATACATAAACCGGAGGTTGTACTACCACAGGAGGAACATAATATTGCGGTGCCGGTGGTTGAGGCCGGGTAAGTTGATTGAACAGAAGCACACCGGCTATGCCAGCCAATGCGCCTTGCTCACGCTCACCCCAGGCCTGTGCTGTGGTAGCAGCAGTACCAATTAGAGCAGCAGTAAGTAGGTGAGCTAACAGTTTCATAACTTTATTTATGACCTCGAAGTAATTGGTGCCAGTGACCGGACTCGAACCGGTACGCCTTTTTAGAGCGAGGGATTTTAAGTCCCTTGTGTCTACCTATTTCACCACACTGGCAATTAATCTTTTTAACTCTTTCGAAACTTGGTGCCTCCACCCGGACTCGAACCAGGAACCAACGAATTATGAGTTCGCTGCTCTGACCAATTGAGCTATAGAGGCAATATCGTAATTATATCTGTATTTAAGTGCTTTGTCAACCACTTTATTTGCCCGTTTTGTGTGCCGTTATTATTAGTTGTTTATGATGTTGCGGTGCAATATAAATACATATGAACCACAAGTTCAACTTTACTAAAGGACACAAAATGTTTAGCCGTATTATAGACAAATTTAAAAAAATTGTCGAGCCACCTACTTATTGTCAACAACTAGAAGAATATTTAGCTAAAAAGAATCCTCAACATCCTGCTGATATTGAGTATTGGATCAAAGAATATGAATATCGTAGAGGTAATTTTTATGCTTAAAGCTATTACAATATTTTTAAATAATTTGGCACAAGCAAGAGCAAAAAATATACAAATATATGGAAAATAAAATGAATAAAATTTTAGAGTTTTTGGGAATTTGGTACACTGCAATCAGAGCAGCAAGTTTGGCACGTCGTGGACGCTATGACGAGGCTGCTGACTTATACAGATCCCCCACGAAGTAATTCAACTACTATTTTGTCTTTGTACTGGCTGAGTCGTTGATCAAATTGATAACAACACTCAGCCACTCGTACAGGATCACTTTCCCACATCAAATTATAACTTAAATGCTGTGCCCAGTGTTCCATTTGGTCTTTGAGACTTTGTATATCTAACACATGGTCACGAGGACGGGCAGACCTATAGGCCTGCCATTCCTGTAATAAATCTCTACCCCATGCGTTGAAATCATTCACACAGATACGTCTTCCATACCAGCAGCTCTCAACCGAACAATATGACCCAATTGCCATTGTTTAGCTTCAAGACCTTTCATAATACCCAACCAACGATTACGCAATAAAGCAACTTCATTGATTATTGTTTCATAGTCAACAACTTCGTCTTCACCATCCACATATTTCTCAGCATCTCTGCTGCTCAATGCTCTTGCATAACTTTCTAAATATTTTTGGAAAAAACGTCGCCGTATTTTTCGCAATTGTATATTGAGATAGTTTAGCACTGCTTCGATTTCTTGTAATTGATAAAATCTATGCTCTGTGATACCAGGAAGGTCGGTCAATTGTCTTTCCACACGGCCATGAATCCGACATTCCTGTTTGGCCTCAGTGAGTTGTTTTTCGTAGTATTCAATAAAGTCGGGTATAGCTGCAATATCTTGCACTACTCGATTATACCACATATTTATTCTTCGTCGTAGTCCTCATCAAGGTCCTTGTCATCACTGACATATTCTTGATAACTGCGTTTAAGATATTGATCAACACCGGCCAACTGATCAAGGTCGTGGTCACTGAGAATGTCAATCATGACGCTCATCAGTGTGTCAGACGCTCCTTGTCGTTCTTTTGAAGGAATATATTCCTTCATTATAGTGTATGTTTCAATTAGTGTATCGATTTCGATGGTCATTCTACCATTTCCTCTTCGGGTTGTGTCTGAGTACTTATACTGTGCTTAGGCAATCGATTAAAATCTTCCATAACGATATCAAGGCAACCATCATCGTTACGTTCCCACCCTTTACGGAATTTTTTAATTACCTCGCCTTTGGTAGTAGTATAAACCAAACTATTACCTTCTTTTTTCAATAGTTCCTGTGATTCAAACATATCCACAAGACCACTGTAAGGGTTCATTCCAGTTTCATAGGGAATTTTGACCTGCACCGTCTCAAATGGTTTGGCATAACGTGTTTTCATTACTTTACAAGAAGCACGAATACCACGTACCTCACTGATCTTGTTACCATCATCATCTTCTTTGAGCTTGAGTTTCTTCATTGCTACTACAATACTACTTGCATAGATAAAACCCTGCCCACCTGAAATTTTATCATCAGGATCAAACATGTCTTGGCTAGCATAGGTATGATTGGTTGCTACCAGACCAATATTCAAATCGCCAAACATATTCACACAATTACGAACCAATGCTGTTAGTGCTTTGGGTTTGCGACCCATGTCACCTTTGAGATCACCACCTTCAAATTGATTTACATCTGTTGGTGTCAACAGCATCCCCAAACTGTCTAAAATAAACAACACTTTAGGACGTTCAGTTTCGGGTAGTGTTTTGTACTCTTTAACGAATTCGCTGATCATTTTTGCTACATCATCGATCATTGCCATATTTAATTTCAACAATCGATTTTCTGAAGTATCTACCCCCAATGCATGTAGCCATGCTTCGTCTAGAGCATTTTCGCTATCAATAAGAATAACGTAGATTCCCTGTTCTTGTGCATGTCTTACCAAGTTGCCCGAGCAGATAAAACTTTTGCCGGCGCCGCTTTCACCGGCAAACACTGTGACTTTGCCCAAAGGAATTCCTCGTTGAAAGTCACCACTAATTCTATAATTTAGTGCGTAATTGCCTGTGCTGATCCAGTCTGTGGGATCTTTAAAACCAATGCTGATGCCGTCGATGCTTTTGGTAATACTTTTACGAAATTTGCTGATGTCAAAAGGTTTTGCCATTGATAACTCCTAAGATAGTAGAAGGACTCCTGCACGAGCAGGAGTCCACAGTGTTTACTGCTTTTGTCTATTGCGAATCATTGCTAAAATATCTTCAGCACGTTGATTCGATGGTTTGGGAGTCACTACAGGAGTATCAGGCTCGAAAGGAGGATCATCCTCAACTGCGGGCTTACTTACAGCTTTTGTAACAACTGGTTCGTCTTCGTCGTCTGCGACCGGAGGTGCAATAGGTGTTGCTGCACGAGCAGTATTGGCTGCAGGACGATCGATGTTAAGACCGTTTGGTTTGTAATATGCACCCCAGCGTTCGGGATCATATGCATGACCGTCGACACTGGCCTCAAACATTTCTTTGATTACTTTGAGATCAGTTTCGGTTGGGCGCTTTGGCAGGAAATCTGACAAATTGTACAGTCCAAACTTTTCAATTGCAGCAAGTTCATCCTTGGTCAATGCAGATTCTTTACGTGCCCATTTACTGGTATTGTAGTCAGCATAACCAGCTTTGCTAATTTTGCTAACATTAAAGTCCAACCCACGCTCATAGTCGGTAGGCAGTTCTTCCATTTCTGGATCCATAAGTGCAGCTTTGATAATGTTAAAAATTTGGCTGCTGATGATAAATCTGCGAATAGGATTTTCCGGAGTCTTGTCGTC